GGTGGAGCCGTGGAAACGCAGATCACCGAGGGTGCCATTGGGCCAGCACAGGATGGTCTTTTCGGTATAGGTGCCGCTGTTTTTCGCCTGAACCGCAGCGGTATAGGTCTTTGCGGAAATGTCCACCAGAGCCTTGCCGGTAAACATGCCGTTGATGGAGCCAGCCTTTGCGTCCATAACAGCTGCAACGGTGGCATCCTGGGAGAAGCCGGGAGCCATAATCAGGTCGGGCACAATGCCGAACATGGTCAGGCACAGCTCAATCTGCTCAACAGCGGCGGACACATCGGAAGCCTCGGCGGTCTCGCCAACGGGCAGGAAAATGACCGGCTGGCAGGCGCACAGCTTGAAGTGGTAGTACATCACCTCACAGACGGTGTACTTGGCCCAGTCGTCGTCATAACCCAGCTGTTCCTTTGCCTCATCATAGCTGGTGCAGAGCACCGGGAGGCCAGCGGTCGCAGCAGTACCGGTCGCCTTAGACAGCGGTGCGGTGCCAATGACAAAGGGGATGCCGCAGGTTGCGGTGTTCGGTGTCGCCACGGCGGTATCGGCGCGGCTGACATTGATACCATGATCTGCCATAGTATGTATTCCTCCTTACTTGGATTTGGCGAGCATCCGTGCAAATGCAAGGACGGCCTCGCCGCGTGCTTTTGCCTTTTCAGGCGTGGTGTGCAGTTCGTCCACATTGATGATGAAGTCGGCCACACCGGGATATTTCTCGGTGGCAATCTTCACATCATCACGCTCTACGGCCTCCGCAGCAGCGCAGGGGTAAATCGTGTTTTTCTGGATGTAGCCCAGAATGGACGGGCCGACGTAAATAGAAACGCCGGGCTTGCTCTGTGCAGGCTCGGCGCTCACGGCGTTTTCGGCGTTCTGTTCCGCCGCGGTCTTTTTCACCGCCATAATTCAATGTCCTCCGTTTGCTGCACGGTCGGCAGCTTCCAGTAGGTGATCATTTCTCCGGCATAGTAGGGCTTCGATTCCTCGTCATAAGGAATGCTTTCCAACTTGTGGTCGGGGGAAATGTCGAGAGTAAACTGATACCGGGGCTTTCCATCAGCTCCGACACCGCCCACCTTGCGGACTTTCAGCAGCTCCACCCGGAAACGCTCCATCATGTTCAGGAGCGCAAGGTCACCCTCCTGTTCGTCCGGGTTGTAGCAGCAGAAAATAGATCGCACAGACACGACCGTGCGCTCCTCGTTGCCAGGCTGCTGCTCCGTTGCCAGCGGAATGACCCGGTGGATGATGTAGGGAGCCTTTTTCTTGGCAGCCCTGCTGTCAGGCAACCGCATCAGGTAAACTTCCGGGGCACGGTAGGCCTGTTCGGTATCGCCTTGCTGCATAGCCACCGGAAGAATCATGTCGGACATGATTTTCTCGGTGAATGCTTTCAGCTGTTCAAGCAAAACCACACTGGTCATATCACACACCCCATCCATTCAAAACTCGTGTAATCTCGTGCTCAATGCGTTCCTCGTAGGTAGAGGCCATTTTCGCCTCGATGGAGTCCATAACATTCTCGTTGGAGTACATCATCTGCGGGGTGGCAGGACCAAACAATTCCTTGACTGGGAACCGTTTTTCTCCCTGCCTCTCATAGATGCCATAGTGAGAGCCCATCTTCGCCTCAAAAGCGTGGTCCAGTGCCTGTCTTGCGCCGGATTTCTTCACGCGAGTTACCACGCGGCCGCTGCGGTCCACCTTGGTGTCGAAAACTCTAAGGGGGATAACGCTGCCACGGTAGCCGAAGTTGATGGAAACCTCACCATTGCTGCCCCGCTGGATGTTGTTGATATTCTTTGTGCGGTTGGAAAATTCGCTGCTGCTGATGGCATACTCCTGCGTGACTGCCCGCTTCGCCACCGTTTTTCCGGCGGCAGCGGCGCGAGCCAGCGCAGATCCTACAGCACGATTGGCACCTCCGGGGATTCCGGAAAGGATGGCTGACACGCGGTCAAACCCCTCCTCTGCAATGTCAACAGCGATGCCAGCTGTCACGCTGTGCATCATGGTGTCCGTTGTCACATCGCTCATTCGTCAATCGCCTCCAGTTCTACCCGCAGCATCCCCATTTCGCAGACAGAGGATGCCACATAGTAGCTGCGGACAAATCCGTCTTCGTCAATGCCCAGCTTGCAGCCCTGCTCCGGCTGCTTCCCGCCGAGAGCTGCAATATCGCAATGCAGCACCCGGCTTACCCGGTATATGCCCTCTGCATGGTCACTGATGCTCTGACGCACCCGCTCCTTTTCGGAGAGGCCGGTCATGACAATGGGAATATCCGAATACTCCTCACCGTCATAGTAGACCGTGTGCGTTTCTGCGAACTCGTCCAGATTCAGAAAGACGCTGTTCAGGTCTTCCTGCACAGCGTCCTTGAAGCCGCTCATGCGGTGGGCATCGCAGCAGACAGCTCCGGGGCCTCGGTGCTCTCGTCACCGGGAACAACGTCCTCGGCGCAGATAGCCTCGACGAGTTCATCCTTGGTCTTGAGCTGCTTGGTTTCGATGCCCATATCCGCAGCCAATTTCTTCAGCTCGGCTACGGTCATGCTCTGCAGCTGGTCGGGGTCGAGGTGTGCCGCCTCAGAGCCGTTCTGCGAGGCTTCGGCTGCGGGAGTGTCGTTACCTTCCGCAGTTGCCGGAACGTCCGCAGGGGCGGTTTCCGGGGCAGTGGGCGCAGAAAACTCGCATTTCGCCACACCCAGCCCGATAAGGCGGGCTGCTTCGGCATCGCTGACCTCACACCGCTCGCCATGCGCAACAGTGTGAACACCAGTCTTGGTGGGGCAGCCGTAGCCACCGCAAAGAATTTCAACAATCATCGGTGTACTCCTTTCAGGTCAGACTTAGCCGACCATGTTCTTGGCGCGAATCCACGGAATGTAGTTCTTGGGTGCAGCCAGAGGACGAGACTTCAGGGCGGTCTTGCGAGTGTCGTTTTCCTGATCGATGCTGAACTTCGGAACACGGCGGCCAGAAATGGTGGACTGGATGGTGTCGCCGTAGTTGATCTGAGTGATAGCACCATACATCAGGTGACCGCAGGCCGGAGCCGTAACCAGTGCATCGGTCTTCGGGAAGTAACGCTTCTCTGCGTTGGCGGTGTCGACGTAGGTTTCATCCACGGAGATGAGGTTCAGCTTATAGCCGCGGAAGTTGAGGGTGCCGCCGTAGGTAACGCCATCGTATGCGCTCAGCTGCTGCTCAATCTGGCCGATGATGATGCCGGAATTCTTATCCAGCAGACGCTGAACCTTTTCGAGATCCATCACTGCGTCATAAACATCAGCGCCCAGCAGCAGGTCGGCAGCGCGCAGGCCGCGCTTGGACAGCAGACGGCACATGGCAGGAACATCGCCAAAGAAATTGCCACCTTCCTCGTTCCACTTGTGGGCGGCAGTGTAGATGTGGTCGTTCTCGTGGCCGGGATTGTAGAAATTCACGACCTTTGCCTCGCCCTTGGTCACGTTGTCGAGCATCTCCTGCATGACGCATCCGTTGTCCAGCATGGTCTGTGCGCACATCCACTCCTCGGTGCGGGTGATACGGCCATCCATGTCAGCCAGATCGTTCTGGACCAGTTTTGCGGCACGCTGGGCAGGGGTGCTGTTGGCATAGATGGCCTCGCCGAAGCCACGCTTCGTCAGGTCATCAGAGGTCAGAGGACGGCTCACACCGATGGACGCAGGCTCAAACTCGTGGATCTCGTAGCCCATGCGCTCCATCGGGATTGCGCCGACACGAGGCGACACAAAGGCTGCCATCTTGCGGTCGCCGTCCATGTACTCGGTCAGCACCTTGTTGGAGCTGAAGATGTCGCCCTCCTCCGTGGGAAAGTAGCGGTCACGGAAAAAAGTCTGCTTGGGCACAATGCGCTTCTGCACGGCCATCAGGGTATAGGTGTCAAAGAAATTCAGTTCAGCAGGCATTGTTATATCCTCCTTACAGTGCGGGTGCAGCGGCCTTGAAGACGATGCCACCGTTGCGCAGGGCATCCTTGTCGGCCTCGGTCATGGCGTAACTGTCGGCCACGGTAACCTTGTTGGAGTTGAAGCAGCCCATCAGGTACACCGGGGCGGTCACATCGTCAGCAGTGCCAACGTCCACATCATCACACAGGATGCAGTAGGCGGTAAGTACCTCATTACTGGCAGCAGCGGTGCCCAACACGACCAGCTTGTTGTCGCCAGCAGTGCCGCTGGACTTTGCCAGAATGGTGCCGCGCTTGATGGTGCCAGCAGTGCCCAGCTTGCGGATGGTGCCGCCGCTGACAACCAGCTTGGGGTTGATGTCGGCAATCAGGCCGTCATACTCCATGCTGCCGAGAGATTTGCTCAGTTCGCTCATAGTAGTGTTCCTCCTTACTTCTTGTCATCGTCGAGCAGTTCGGCGACAACTGCTTCGGCAGCAGCCATGCGCTCGGCCTGCGTCTTGGGCACATTGCCCTTTGCATCGGGCAGAGATTCCGGGCTGCCAGATGCAGACGCGCCCGGAACAGCCTCCACGTTCTGTGCACCAGATGCGGCGTTGTCCTCTGCCAGATTCTTCAGGAACTCGTGACCCTGCGCAGCAGCAGCCTTGGCGGCGCGGAATGCCAGCTCGCGAGCATCGCAAGCGGTCTTGCCGTACTTAGCCTCCTGCACTAGAGCGGGGTCAAACAGGCTTGCCACCGAATCGATTTCGGCCAGACGGTTGCGCTCCGCGCTCACGGCTGCGTCAACTGCGGCCTGCGGGTTTTCCGCTGCGGGGGTTGCAGGGGTGGGATTTGCATTGTTTGCCATAGTGGATTGTCCTCCTTCGTTGGACTGGGCGGCAGGTGCCGCCGGTGTATTTGCAGCAGCGGCAGCAGGTGCAGCCGCTTTAGCCATAGGAATGTTGTCGGGCAACTTTACGCCAGGCATCAGACGCAGGGCGTGACCATTTGCGTAGATGGTCTGACGGTCTGCGCTTGCGGAGATTGCAACGGGTTCAGCATCATCCAGCAGTTCGTCGGCAAAGCCCTTTTCTACGGCCTCTTTGCCTGTCATATAGGTAGTGTCGGCCATCATGTGCAACAGCACAGTTTCAGACATCCCAGTCTTGCGCTTGTAGATGCTGACCTGCGACTTGTCCCACGCATCGTTGGCATCGGCAGCCTTGCGCAGTTCATCTGCGTTGTATGCGCCAAGAACAAAACTCCAGCATTTGTGAATCATCACGAGGCTGGACGGATTTACGCGGACGGTATCGCAGGCGCACATGATAAGGCTGCCGCCACTCATTGCCACACCGTCCACGATACAGACCAGCTTGGTGCCTTTGGCCGCCAGCTCCCGGAGCCGATTGTGAATCAGGATGGAAACGCCTGCATCGCCGCCCAAACTGTCCATGCGGATGGTGATTTGTGAACACCCCTCAATCTGTGCCAAGTCGTTCAGAAACTCACTCTCAACGATGTACTGGCCGGGAATCGGTTCATTGGTCCATCTGTCGATGGGCTGTTTTTCCACGATATCGCCGTACATGGTAATGTCGGCGGTCTGGCCGTCAGTGCTGGCCATTGCGTAACAAGGCCGCTGGATGTTCACCTGCGGTGCGTTATTCGGTTTGGGCATTTTGCTTACCTCCCTGTGTCGTAATGCTGGCGGTGGTTTCGATTGCGCCCTCACTGCCAGCTGCTTTCAGCAGCTCATTTTCACGAGCCAGCTGTTCGGCGTTTTCGGTCCAGTCGCCGCCGCCCATCTCAAGGGTGACCTGTTCGTGGGTCTTAAAGGCGTGGTGCGTCTGGAGAATGGCTGCATTGACTTCCTTGGCGGGGTCAAGACTGCCCTGCACAGGGCCAATCCAGCGGGCACCGCACCATGCAGCACGGAGCAGCGGGTCATCAAAAAAGCCCGGAGCGATTACTCGCCCACGGGCTACGGCCTCGGACAGCCAAATCTCGTATGCCGGCTGGCAGAAACTATCCACCAGCCACGTGCGCCGCATCTTGAAACCCTCCCACGCTTCCAGCAGGGCAGCACGGGAGGCGGAATAGCTGGCGTTGAACTCTTTGAGCAACAGCTCGTAAGGCATCTCGATTGCGCCGCCCATCAGCTTGCACAGCGTTTTGACAAACTGCTCAAATCCGGCGGTCGGAATGTTTGGGTTTCCGAACTTGATGTCTTCGCCCTTGGCCAAATGTTCCACCTGACCGGGGCCCATTTCGTACTCGTTCGTGCTGTGGCTGGCATTGTCCATCTGCGGGTTCTCAACAGGAACGCCGCCCAGATCTCCGCTGCCAGTTTCGTTGAACGGAATTGCGTCCTTGGGCGCATCCGACACAATCCACGCCGTGAAGTACGACTGGACAAGTGCCGCCAGCAGTTCGGATTCGGTGTATCTGCGCAGCTGGAGCAGCGGTTCTATGATAGGCGCAACAAGGGGAACGCCGCGGTACTGGTCCGGCCGTTCCGATTCCATGATGTGCAGCACTTGGGGCAGTCCGGTCTTTTTGCCAACGACCTCCACACGCTGCCATACGGTTTCCTCGCTGTTGAGCCACTCGTGCGGATAGGTATTTCGGATGTGGTACGCCACAACGGCACCGCTGCTGTCCACCTCTACACCGTCGAGAATCTTGTTCCCGTTGTCGGGGTTCTTGCCTACGGTGTATCCCAAAATGTCAATCGCGCTGCCGTATCGGTTCGGTGTAGACACCCGGTCGGCCTCCACCAGATGCAGCCGCAGGGCGTAGGGGTGCAGCTTATCAACGTCCCGGATTTTCACAACGGCGAAAACATCGCCGCTCATAAGCCAGCTTTTCAGGGCCAGCTGCTGCAATCCGTAGAAGTTGTTCATCCCCATAGCATCGCAGTTGCGGCGGTTCTCGGCCCAGAGCCGGAACTCGGCCTCAGCCTTGGTCTGCCATTCCTTGGCCGCCTCCGGGGTAAGACCCAGAACGTCCCGGTCGATGGTGGATTTCAGGGTCAGGCCAGTGCCGACCACCTTTGTGCGGTTCGTGTTGATGGCACTTGTGGCGACAGGTGCGCTCATGTAGAGCATCCGGCTGCGCTGCCGCAGGGTGTCGGCGTTGTCGTGTATATCGCTGGATGGCGAATTGCTGTTCGGGAAAAATGCCCGCAGCGCACGCCGCTTATGGCTTG